GCCTCAACAGCCAGATCGATTCGCTCTTGCCGCTACGCGGCAACGACCTTCCCTAGAGAATAGCTCAACTCTCGGCTAGGTGGACGCGCTGGCCGGTTACCAAACAGGCGGGTTTGCAGCGATTCGCGCGGCGCGCTAGTCCCGCCGAGCGCCACTTGCTCCTGATAGTCGACAATCAGCTTGCGCATATCGGCGCGCGCGCTATCGGTTAAGGCCACCACGTTTTCACAGCAGCGGGCATTCCCAAATTCCATCGCCGACCGGTGCGCCGCCGCCATATCGGGATTGACGCGGATCACTTCGCGCACCGTGGCCGGCGTGGCCCGCACGATGCCCGCCGCCTTCTCGGCACTCATGCTGGCATGGCTCGCCGCGACTTTGCCCATCAGGCTAGACCGCGCCGCCAGCATCTGCGCATCGGCGCGCAGCACGTCGGCGGGCAGGTAGCGCAGATAGAGGTAGTCGACCACCAGCAACCAATCGGGCAAATCCATCGCCGCCGCCGGAACCGCTTCGAGGTAGGCTTTGACCAGCTGCAGCTCGCCCGGTGTCCATTGCGCGAACTCAGAGGCGGGCGGCTTAGGCACTTTCGGCCCGACCTTGTGTTGAGCGAAATTAAGCCATTGCGCCAGCTCGGCCTGCAACGCGCCAAAGCGATTGACCCCTTTTGCCGTCCATTGCTCGATCAGCCCGCGAATAAACGGCGATTCGTGCGGCGACCATAAAGGATCATCCCCCGGCGGCTTGTTCCCGGCCTTGAGCAGGTCGGCGCTGCTGGAGAAGTCTAGGGGGGCGGATTCGCTCATTTAGCTAGATAACGCTTGATAATTACATTATTTAGATGTACAATTAAATTATGTACACCGTTAAAGAAACCCAAGAATTTCAAAAACAAGCGGATGCCCTCTGGTCTGAAGATGATCGACTCGCGTTTGTCAGTTGGATTTCGGCTAACCCGCTGGCCGGTGTCGTTATTCCGGGGTCTGGCGGCACTCGAAAGGTACGCTGGACTGTTTCCGGGAAAGGCAAGCGCGGTGGTGTGCGCGTGATTTACTTTAATTTGACCTCTGACGAGGTGGTGCTGTTGATTGCAATTTATGCAAAAACACAACAATCGAACATAACGGCGAAGGCCATCAGAAAGGCGTGATATGAGAATAGAATACATTGATATTGACAAAGCCGTCAAGGCTATCGAAGCGGATTCTGGAATGGCGCTTCCCCGGCTACGCGAGTCACTGGAACAAGCGAAGCGCGGCGAGTTTTCCGAAGTGCATACGCCTGAATCCATCAATTCTCGGCGCGGTCGCCCTACGGGTAGCGTGCAGAACGCCACCAAGAAGCCGACCACGTTGCGTATGGAAGAAACCGCGTTAGCGCGCTGGCGTGCGTCTGGCAAGGGCTGGCAAACCCGCGCCGCTGAGTTGCTCGCCAAGCACGCGCCGTAGAGTGGGCCTCTGAAAAAACCACTCAAGCCGCCTCTAACAGCAAGCCCATTTGCTGCTGCGCTTCGGTTAGGCGCTTACAGGCAATATCAAAATGGCCTTCGTCTATTTCGCAGCCGATAAAGCGATGGCCGATGGAAATCGCGGCAATTCCGGTAGAGCCGCTGCCCATAAACGGGTCGAGAATGAGACTATCCGGCGCTAGGTGTAGCAGTTCGATACACCAGCGCATCAGCTCGCGCGGTTTCTGGCTGACGTGGTAGCGCGGCTGGCCTTTCCCCGTCCGATCTGCCCCAGCGCTACAAAAGCCTTTCCACAACTGGCGGTGCACGTTGCGATGCACGCGGATCACGTTCGTCCACGCATACTCGGCATCGACAAACGAATCGTTTAGCCCCCGGCCTAGCGACTTGTCCCAGCACAGCAGCGTGCCACCGTCGGGAAGCTGCCGACGCCATAGCGCCGCATGAACGCGCCTTTGTCCTTGTAGCGCTCAGGAGCCATTTTCTGCAGCACAGAATAGGCTTCTGAAATATCGTTCTTCACCAAATCGGCAGTTGCAGAAACGTAATACTCTGTATTTGCGGAAACAGAATCGACAACATTCGCCATACCAGAGTTCTCTTTGCCATCCCTATTCAAAATGTTATGACCTTCGTCGACGGATAAAAAATCGTAGTTAATATTTTCCGTATTCATTAACTCCTTCATCCACTCAGCTCTTCCTTCTGGCTTCATAGCCCCCAATCTCTCGGCCATCGCCTCTGGAGTGATTCCGGCGTGCTGCGCGCCCAGGTGCAACATATCGTCGCGAAACGACTGGTGTGTCATGACAGTAAAGTCGTGCTTGCCGTCCTTGTGCGCGGCCAGACGTTCGTCGCGGGATGCGCCCGGTTCGCAGTGCCAATTGAAGGCACTCGGCTTTAGGAAGCGCAGAGCCTCATCCCCAATTTGAGACTGAACGATAGATGGGCAAAGAATCAACCCGCGCTTCGTTTTCCCATGTGATTTAAGATGAGAAAACGCCCCAATCATCATTGCCGACTTCCCACTGTTGTGATGAATAATTCCATTTGCTAAATAATTTGCATCTATAGGCACATTAACGTCGAATATAATATACTTACCGCAGACGTTGTTAGAAACTATAGGAATAAATACACATGGCACGCCCGCAAGCACTTCCCCTTGATGTTGTAGTTCAAGCATACCTTCGTCTTCAAAGTGCATCTGGAGCGGCGAAAGAGCTTGGTATTTGTGTTGGTTCTGTTCGGAATTATTTAACAAGGGCTGGGATAAAGAGGATTCCAACAAAGTATGAGCGCAAGAATTCGTCAACAATGATTCCTGAAATTGTTCGGAGATATACCGAAGAGAATCAAACCGCGACTGAAATATCCAATTTTCTTGGCGTAGATCAAGCAATAGTTTTGCGACATTTACATCAACAAGCGGTTGCTGTCCGACCAAGCCCCATTGGTCAGAAAGGGAATCTATCGTCCCGCTGGAAAGGTGGTCGATATGTCCACAAGTCTGGGTATGTTTATATACATATGCCGGATCATCCTTTTGTAAATGCGGCAGGATATGTGTATGAGCACCGCCTAGTAATGGAATCGTTTCTTGGTCGTTACTTGACGCCAATAGAAGTGATTCACCATATTGACGAGAACAGGGCGAACAATTCGTTGGATAACCTAATGCTTTTCCCTGATACTGCCGCCCATAGTTTGTTTCACTGCCTTCTGGATGGAAGGCGTCCTTCTGGCCGGCCGAAAGGCTCGCGCAACGGTCATCGCCGCGTAACTCAAAAGCCCTTACCCACCCTCTCTGAGTAAGAAACAAGTGATTCTCCGAAACAACTAATGATGTTCCGTTGCTCAAAATTACATGCCGGCAAACCGCCTTTCCTTTAGAAAAAACTGGGGAGGCAAGCCTTTCAGTGACCGTTCCATCTTTCGTTAAAGAAAGAACAGTTGGGCGCTCTCCGCTTATCCACCACTCAGCAAACGTCCACTTCCTGCCTTCGGCGTCATCCAGAATTGTGTCTCCTCGCACGCATCCTGTCCCGGCGGCAAGGGCAACGCGCTTGTTTTGCGCGATGATCTTGATGGCGCGCTGGCGCATGATGCCGTCCGGCCCGGACATGGTCGGGTTGAAAATCTTCAAGGGGCGACCGGGTTTGAAGTTCTGCCCGACGACGCCCATCATGCCGCCGATGGTGCGCTCTGCCGCATGGCCGAGGGTATAGCGCTCGTCGGCTTTGAGCGGGGTTTCGGCTTTCGGCGCATCCCCGCCACCGCCGAACATATCCTCCTGCTCGGTGCTGAAGAAGCCCATTTGCGACTGTTTAGCGGCTTCCTTTTCTTCCCGGCTGGCGGTTTCCGAAGAGTATCTTCCGTCATTTCCCCGCGCCTTTTCTTCGTTTTGCCGCACTTGGCGCGCTGCGGGGTCAAGAATATCCAAGTGGTGCAGATTGTTGCGAATGACTTGCCGCCCCAGCTTCAAAGGCGCATCCGGCATCAGCTTGTTATGGTGTTCTTGGAATGACTTGGCGACCGACGAGCGAATCAGGTCTTGCATCGCAGCATAGGCGTTTTCGTGCCCGTGCATAGCACTGGCGTACTTTTGCCAATCTAACTTTGAAGATTTCACGTCTGCCTTCAATTGCTTATGCTGCGCCTCGTAATCTCGAAATTCCGGGGTTTCACCCTGACTCGAAAACACATCGTCAGCAGCAGGATCGAGCAAAGAATGCGCTTTCTGTTCGGCCTTGATGGACTCGACTTCTGCCGGGTCTTCTGCCTTTTCTAGTCGACTTGCAATCCCCTTCGCCTTATCGTTCCAAGCAATCCATTCTGGCGTCGTTCCTGGCATGTGCTGATCTGGCTTTGTGGCCTCCATCTGGGCAAGCCGCTCGCGCAACACGGCATGATCTTCACTTTCGTGCGCCACATGGGCGTTAAAGAATTGTCGCAGCGTGCGCTGATCGTCGCCGGTTAGCTCGCCAATCGGCTTGTAGGCGGCAATGCCGGCTGGCTCATCCGCTAGCGCCCGATGCAGGGCGTCTTGCTCGACTTCGCCCGGCTCAAAATTCTGGCGCTGCAACGGGGAGATTTTTCCGCCTAATTTTCTTTCGGCAAAACTATCGGCCATCTCGTTGAACGGCGCGGCCAGGTCTTCGTTGCGCAATGCTTTTCCGTCCTTATCTTTGCGCGGCACGACGGCGTCAATCGCTTCTTGGTAAGCATCCGCATCGCCTGCCTTCTTTTGAAACGACTCGCTTTGAATATCGCAGATAATATCGTTCGGTGAATCCCCGTCCGCCGTTCGCCCGCCGATGTAATCCTTGAGCGCCTGCTGCAAATCGCCGCCCGACGGGTCAAACTTCTGCGCCAGCGACGGTGAAACCCCCGGTTTCAAATCCAGCGCCAGATCATGCCGTGCCGCGAAGCCTTGCGGCAGCCAGTTGTCCTCATCCTGCCCGCCCTTGAGAATCGCCAGCGTGCCTTGCGTGCGCGCCATCTCTTCCCGGTCGACCGGCTTGGCAAGGCGATCCAGACCTTCCGGCGTGACGGTCAATATCTGATTCCCGGCGACTCGATCAATGCGGTAGTCGCCGCGTTGCAGGCCGATAGCGCGCACTTGGCGAATCGCATCCTCGTCGGCAATCTTGCCGAGCGGCACCTCCAGAGGCTTGTGGCTGCGCCCTTCCTTCAGGGCCGTCACCAGCGCGGCATTCGCTTCCATCTCGCCCAAGGCGGTGCCGAGGATTTTGTGCGCTTGTTCGACACACGCCTTTCGCCGCTGGCCCAGCTCGCGGGCCGCTTCAAAATCATCGCCGTGGCGCGCTTCGCCCAGTCGAATCTCTTTCGCCGCCGCGTGCAGTTCCTGTGCCTCGGCCATCGCGTTCTTCGCGGTTTCCATGTGGTGGTGCAAGTGATACTCGCCCATGCCTTCGGTCAATTCGGCGACCCGCTCCGGCGACAAGTCCGCGTGCAAGCGCCGCGCCAGCACCGACGCCGCCCCGGCAATGCCCAGCACGTCGACCACCGACCGATCCACCAGCGCATTGCCGCCCCCGGCCAGTGCCAGACCGTTGATGCTATTGAACGCGCCCGCGCCAACGTGCTGGCGGAGCGCCTTCTCGTGGTCGCCGACTTCGGCTTTGACCGCCGACAGGAAAGCCGTGGTGCGCAAGGTGCGCAAGTCGTGGGTCAAATCCTCTTCGACGGCCCCTTCCTCGGGCGCGGACACTTCCATGTTCCAAGCTTTTACTTCGGTCGCGCGATCAATGTCCTTGTTCGCCGTCTTCGCCGCTTTGTGCACCGCCTTGAGTTCGTTCTGCGCCTTGATCAAGGCCACCGCTTCCGACGCCGCCGTGAGTACCGCCTTGACGTTGGCGGTCACGGGTTCGCGCAGCGATTCCGTCTCGGCTTTGATCTGCGCCTGCACGGTGCCGCGCCTCTTGATGGCGGCTTTCTGCGCATCGCTCCTATGGGCTTGGCGGGCTTCCTTCTGTTCACCCGCCTCTTGCTTGATAACGGCCTCGCTGGCGCCTTTTTCTTCGGCGCGTTCGGCGTAATGCGCTGAAAAGCCCAGCCCGCTCTTGCCTTGCGGGCGTGCGCCGTCCAAGTCAGCCACGTTCAACTGGCTGTCGGGCGTGTGCTCGTTGGCGTCGGCGGCAACGCCGCCCGCCTCTTCGCGTGCCATGGCGTCGGTCGCGAGGTTCAGACGTTGCAGATTGACGGCTTCATGCGCCTTCGCCAGCAAGGCGCTATGGTGGCGCTGCGCCAGCTTGTTGCGCGTCACCTCCGAGACGTTATCGGGGAGGTTCGGCTGCAAATCCTCGGCTTTCCAGCCCTGAGTTTTAGCCACCGCCTGAATGAACTTCTCGCGGGCCTGGCGCGTTTGGCTTTTCACCGCTTCGCGTGCCTTGCCTTTGGCCTTGTCTAGCCCTAGCTCCTTGTCGCGCTTGGCGAGCACCTTCTTTTCATCGCGCTTGGCTTTGCTGCGATCTGCCGCATGCTCCTTGTAGCTGGATTCGGGCTTGATGCCGTGCAATTTCAAGTAGTTCAGCTTGCCGCCCGCGCCGCCGATCACGTGATAGACGCCAGACCCGTGTTCGGCTTCCTGCACCAAAATAGGCGTTCCCTTGCCTTCGCCGTGGCTATGAACCGTGATCCACCTTTGCCCCGGCGCAAGCGTCTGCGCCTTCAGCAGCTCGTCGGTATCGTCCAGCGAATACTGGCTCTTGGCAAGGACGTGGCGGTTCCCGTTCGGGAAAATTAGGGCGATGTGTCCGTTGACGATAGCGTTACTTTGTTCGATACTCTTGGTAAGCCCCACAAACGGCGGAGCAGGTGTCGTGGCAGACGTTATTTTCTCCCCACTCTCCGGCAGCCCTGTGGGGCGCTTCTTTTCTACCACGAGATGATCGTAGTAGCGCCTTCCGTCCGAATGCAGGCGCACGGTTATGTTTACCGCGCACCTATCCCCGTCTATAACCGCATCAGAGCGATAAAATTCAGCGCCACTCGGGTCTTTCCTGCCCTTGTAATCGACGGCCTCGCCCGTTTTCTCAGCGGATGCCGCCAACGCTTCCATATGTAAGACTGCTAGTGCGGTACGCCAGTCGGGCAGGCCATCGCGAAGAATATGTTTTGCGCCAGACCACGCCACAAAAACAACTTCATTCGTGGAATTAATCGTTACGGGAACGGGCGGCTTATTCGCGTACCTATCTCGTGCAATGGATTCAACCGCAACCCGGAACCCATGAGCGTCATCCTTAGTATGCCCAACTTCGGAAGACGAGATGATTCGAGAGAGGCCATCACGGGCAACAGGTTGTCGCATCGCCACCCAGTGCTTGCGCGGCACGCCATCCTTGCCCGTAACAATGACTTCGCGCAACCCTTGACCGAACCGCTTGCCGCCCTTGAGAAAAAACAGTATTTTAGTATCCATCCGCCCAGTGTGGCGTCACGACGGCATGGGAAAAGAAAAACCCGACGAGGCGGGTTGTGGGGGCTACTGCACGGCCTACTCCGCCAGTTTCCAACGCGGCATCACCCGCCACCGCCCCCGGCAATTCGGGTGAAACAGACCCGCCGCCGGGGCCCATAATTCTTCGGGCGTGCGCTCGACTAGGCCAAGCGGGGATTTCTTGCGCGGCGCGGACGAGCGCCCGATGTTGTTCTTCCCCGGCCAGATTTGCGTTTTCCAGTCCTTCTTGGGGGCGTCGGCGGCGACCACTTCAAGCACCGCGCCATCCCACTTGGCGCAGAACGGGCACGCGCCGCGATACTGTTCAATGCGTTTTACTTTCGTTCCCGGCGGCAAACTGGCGATGAGACCCTGATTCATATTCTCCCCGGCCTCGGTAATCGCGATGCGCCGCCAGTCGCGGTTGAGCGTGCCGAACCGTTCAAACAGGCGGGTTTGCAGCGATTCGCGCGGCGCGCTAGTCCCGCCGAGCGCCACTTGCTCCTGATAGTCGACAATCAGCTTGCGCATATCGGCGCGCGCGCTATCGGTTA